CTTGAACAGTCAGAGGCGTTAAAAACGTCGCTGGTTAATTGGAGTGCCGCCGTACAAGGTTTGCAAGGCGTTGACCGAGCCGTAAACCAAATAGCCAACCAGTTAAATTCTATCATCAGCGAGAGCGAGGGATTTAACAAGGCTATGAAAGAGGCTAACACGATGGCTGGGAAAGACAGCGCAGGGTTTAAGCAACTCAAAGACGAGGTAGCAGACTTAGCAAAGGAGATACCTATAGCACGCGACCTACTGGCTAACGGCCTCTATCAAACAATATCTAACGGCGTGCCGGAAGATAACTGGATAGAGTTTTTGAATACGTCGGCCCGGTCAGCTGTAGGCGGTTTGGCTGATATTAACAAAGTTGTTGGCGTAACCTCTACGCTAATCAAAAACTACGGTTTGGAGTGGAGCGCGGCGGCCGACATACAGGACAAAATACAGCTCACCGCCAAAAACGGCGTAACCTCATTTGAACAGTTAGCGCAAGCCCTGCCGAGAGTAACAGGTAATGCCGCCACGCTGGGCGTGTCTATCGACGAACTTATGGGAACCTTTGCCACGCTTACAGGCGTGAGCGGTAACACGGCCGAGGTTTCCACACAGTTAGCCGCGATATTTACCGCGCTGGTCAAACCTGGCAGTGAGGCTGCCGATATGGCGGCTAAGATGGGCATACAGTTTGATGCCGCCGCAATACAAGCCGCCGGAGGTTTTCAAAATTTCCTAACCCAGTTAGACGGTAGCGTTAAGGCATACGCACAGGCTAACGGCTTGCTGGAGCAGGAGGTATATAGCAAACTGTTTGGCAGTGCCGAGGCTATCCGCGCTCTGATACCTTTGCAGGGCGAGTTAGCAGACAAGTTTACTGCCAACGTCGCCAACATGGTAAACAGTGCCGGTACGATGGATGCCGCCTACGCTGACATGAGCAGCCACGGCGAGGCTGTAAACCAAATGCTGCGTAATCAATGGGCGGCTTTTATAGATATTATCGCCGAGGTCACATCTGCCGCACAGCCGTATATCAATTTTACCGCCGGACTACTTAGCACCGGGTCAAGTGCGGCGATACTTATTACCACGTTTAAGCAGCTCAACGTACAGCAGACGTTAGTAGCCGCACGCGCTAAACTTGCAAGTGTAGCGATGGTTGCTTTAGGGCTACGCGGTAAATCTGCCGCCGCTGTGGTGCGTGTTTTCAGTTCCGCTATGAAAGGCGGCGCGTACAGTGCCACGGCTCTAAAAATCGCGCTACGCGGTTTGTTAATCGCTACTGGTATCGGTGCGGCTATCGCGGCGGTTACTACCATTATCGAGTTTTTCGTAAATGCCGCCGACGATGCTACCGAGAGTGCCGAGAAGTTAGACGACGCGACCGACGACTATACCCATGCCGCCGCCGCCGCCAAAGTGCAGATAGACCGGGACGTTAAAGCACTGGGCGACCTCATTAAAGCCAAAAAGAATACAAAGGAGGCCGTACAACGTCTAAACGAAACATACGGCGAACTTTTCGGCGCACATAAGACCGCCGAAGAATGGTATAAAATACTTACAGAAAAAAGCCAGCTATATATAAAGCAGATTGGCTACGAAGCACAGGCGAAGCAGTTAGCCGCAAAAATCGCCGAGGCTTCGATTAACAAAGAACTGGCGGCCGAGCGTAAAGCCGAGTTAGAGCGAGCCGGAAAGCATAAGACTACACAAGTGCGCACCGCCGGAGGTAGTAACACCGGCTATGTGCAGACTTATACGGTAGAAGTCGAAACCGAGGAATACAAACAGGCTAAAAAGGACATGGCCGATGCTGCCGCAACCGAGGCAGAATTACAAAAGCGGTTAGATGTCATTACCAAAAAGACAGGCGAGGTTAGCGCGGAAATAAACCGTGGGCTGACTGGTGCTAATTCCGAGGTTAAGGTTGGTGAAATGACATGGCAACAGCTAACCGATGCTATCGACAAAACCGAAAAGAGCCTAAAAAATACAACTGATACCGCCGAGATTAAGCGGTTACGCGCCTATAACGACCAACTTAAAGCGCGTAAAAAGGTCTTAGAGAGTATGACCGGGTTAGGCACCCAGCGCAGCGTAAAAAAGAAAACTGCCGTAGCTGACCCCAAGACATACGAGGAACTAAGCACCAATATTGAAATTTATAAAAAGAAACTCACCGGGGCCGACACCGAGGAGCAGCGCGTTATACGCGAAAAAATAGCACGCTGGGAAAAGGCACGCGAGGCTATCGAACTGGTACAAAAAGCGGCTGAACGCCCGGCTACGCTAAATACGTTAGAGGACATAGACCGCGAAATAAGTTACCAGCGCACTTTACGCCAAAAGGCTACCGCCGAGAATATCGCCGGGGTAGATGCCGAAATAAAGCGGCTGGAGGAACTGCGCGGACAGTTGGAGCGTAGCGGCTTCGCGCCTACGCCTATAGCCGACATTAAGACGTATGAGCAGCTTGGCCGTGAACTGGCATACTATACCGCTCTACTGGAAAAAGCGGACGCGACCCAGCGCGTTACCGTGCAGAAAAGTATTAACGACCTCAACGAACTAAAAAAGGCATGGGACTATGTTTTAGACGACTTGAATAAACCTGCGGATATTTCCGCATTGGATTCCATCGGGGAATTGGAGGCGGCCATCAGCTACTACCAGCAGAAGCAGAAAAAGGCCAGCTGCGACGAAATTCAGGACATACAGGAGATTATCGAGGCGCTTGAAAGGAAGCATGCAGCCTTACAGCGTGGTATAGAGATACCGTCACTGCAGAAAGAAGTAAGCGAAGTCAATGCACTGACGGGGCGTGACTACACCGTAAAAATAAAGGGCATGGGTTTTGACGCCCTTACAGAAAAAATCAGGGCTCTTCAAAAAATGCTGGATGATACGGAAAACCCCGTTACAGACCAGCAGCGCTCGGATATAGAAAGCCTTATAGCGACATACGAACAGTGGCGCAAAGAGGGTATTAACGCTTTTGACACTTTGCGTCAAGGATGGGACGGTATTAAAGGTATCGGCGGTGGTATAGAAGGTTTGACAGAAACACTCAAGGGTAACGGCAACGCGTGGCAGACTGTTACCGGCATAGTGGATGGCTTTTTGCAGATATACGACGGCGTTAAGGCCGTTGTAGACATTGTCAACATGCTCAGTGAGGCATCGGCATTGTTCACGACAACCAAGACCGCCGAAGCGGTGGCCGTCGGAGCGTCAACTGGTGCACAGGTTGCCGAAGCGGCAGTCGCGGAAACCACTGCTGTGGCGCAGATTCCTGTGATAGCGGCCAATAAGGCCGCAGCTGCAAGTTATATGGAGCTGGCTGCTGCTGCGTACTTTGCCGCCCACGCATACATACCTTTTGCAGGGTTCGGTATCGCTTCCAGCTTTGTCGCCGCTTCTGCCGCGATTGTAGAGGGTATAGGGCTGATGCCGTTTGCCAACGGGGGTATCATAAGCGGCCCAACAATAGGGCTTATGGGCGAGTATGCCGGGGCGTCGAACAACCCCGAGGTCGTGGCGCCGCTCGACAAACTCAGGACTATGCTCAAGCCCTCCGATCCGGGTTTGGCCGGGTCGGTGGTGTTCAGGATTGAGGGGAGAACCCTGGTCGGTGTGATTGAAAAAGAAACAAAAATCAAAAAAAGGAGCTGATGGCGAAACATCCCAGATACATGGGGGAATTTCTAAGCCGTGCCGGTGTGGTGTGGCGTGTGGAGATATTGCAGGAGGCCGACGAGGCGTTTGCCAAAATCGGCTCCCTCGATTTCGATGCCGACGACGCCCTGGTCATAGAGTGGGGTGAGGGCGCGAAGGAGCAGGTGATATGCGGAAGCACGGCCACCCTCAAGGTGATAAGCCCCGGCGACAGGACGTATGAAGACCTGTACACGATTGCAGCCGGGAACATCCGCATGGACGTCTACGGTGACAGCGCCCTGTATTGGAGCGGCATGCTCGACCCCGAGTTCTACGAGGAGCCTTACGAGAAGGCTTCCGGCTATACCGTGGCCCTGACGTTCTCGGATTTCGGAATATTGGATCGTCTGAAATACGACCGCTCGGGGCTGTGCAGCGTGTATGACACGGTGTGCCTCTGTGTCGGGAGGGCGGGGATAAACGCCGTTACCGACCGGGGGCTTATCAGCACCTCGCTTATTCCCGGCGGGGACAAACTCGACCTTACGGAGATACTTGTGAGGGGTGAGAACTTTTATGACGAGGACGGGGAGGCATCCACCCTCAGGGAGGTGTTGGAAGGCGTTCTGCAGCCGCTCGCACTGCGAATCACGCAACGTGCCGGGCGGGTATATGTCTACGACCTCAACGCCCTTTACAACAGCACCCCAGTTACCGAGGCGGTATGGGACGGCGACAGTCAGACGATGGGTGTAGACCGCGTGTATAACAACGTCAAGGTCACCTGGAGCCCGTATGCGCAGAAGGACAATATCAACCGGGAGGAATGCTGGGAACTCCCGACCGACCCCGACATTTCGGCATTGCGCAAGCCGGAAGGTCTCAAGCACGGCGAAGCCACATTGTTCTCATACCTGCAAAGCCCCGACCCTGCCGACTGGGTGGGTTCCGACAGCCCTGGTTTCACCATATGGCTTAGTGACAAGGGTAAGAATGCAGAAATTGTACACAATGCGGCCAAGTTTTACAAGATTGTGCCGCAGTTCGACGGTTCGGAAAGTGAGGGAATCGCCGTAAAATGGCCGTACATGCACCTTTACGGTGTCGGCACGGGCGGGGAAGGCGATGATGCAATCGCGGCTGCTTATGTGAGACATGTAAGTCACGGTATGGATGCCGCTGATGTGTTTGTCTCTAACAGGGGCAATGGCGGAGGTACGATATTCAAGACAACGCCGGTTGATATTCCACCCGCAGACGAGACTGGGAAGCTTGCAATATGGGTTAAAATGGAACTGTTGGCCGATTATCGGTTCAATCCGTTTGAGGAATTAAGCAAATATATTTTTTTGGGTACGCCGTATGATTTATTCCCTCCATCACTGGCGCAATGGGAGGCGTCATGGAAGGCCAACGGTAATTTCCTGTATGTGCCTGTAGCCATCAGGTTTCAGCCGAATGGTTCAGATACCGTATATCGTTGGGATAACCGCTCGGCTCTAAGTGCAGACACCCGTAACAAACCCACCCGCACGTTGTCGAAAACATACGGGGTGTGGATACAGGATGACCCGCGTAACAATGCCACAGGCTATTTGAGCTATTACGATGTGAACGACCGGGAGGGGACATCCGCTATAGGCGGGTGGCGCACAAACCGCCCGGGTATCAACCCTCATACAGCATCCCTGGAAATCGCCTTACAGAAGGCAGATGACGGACAACCGCTCCCGTATCCCCCGGCAGGGAAGTCAGGCGGTAAGATGTGGGTCGAGGTGTTGTGGGGGACATGGCGGGCAGCAAAAGGTGGCACACGGCTTACCGACCCACAATATTACGCGCTCGGTGGTAAAAACACATGGATATTGTGCAAGCTCCCTGAAATAAAGATATGCAACAATACTCTGTTCTCACGGGAAATCAGCAATGACGATGTGGAATACAGCGCGCAGATAAATGCCGATGCCAAGGAGGATCTGGAAATCGACACGGTTTGCGGGACGAGCGCGGAGGGGGTTCCAGCAGCCCGTGGCGCGTATATCTCCGCATCGGACGGCAAACAGGTACGGACGATGTGCCGTGCAGGCCGGGTGTCGCAGGCCGAGGATTTGCTGATAGGCACAATGTTCAGCCAGTACGCCAGGCGGCATACCACCCTGTCGGGGGAGATGCGGATTGCATCAGGCGGCCTGTCGGTATATACGGAAGCCAACCAGGATGCGAAAAAATTCCTGCTTTCGGCAGACACACAGAACCTGATAAAGGACACCAGCGAGGCGGTGCTGACAGAGTTAAGCCCCGACGAATATAAGAAAAACAACGAATCCTAATTATGGATAAGAAATACGATTTGGTTTCCAATAACCGCGAGGGACGTCCCAGGAGCAAAAGGCTTCGGAAGCTCGGCATCGCGGGAAATCCCGGTGGCAGTTCGGTCGTAATCAACCAGGGCGCAGGCGCACCGGCAAACCCGGTTGAAACCCATACGCATGACAATAAAAGGGACTTAGACCGTATAACTACCGATAACGACGGCTATGAATACCTTACGCGAACCATCGAAAAGATAGACGGGGAAACCAATGAGATAACGGTGGAGACCGTCACCGAGAAAGTCAAAGCCGGGCATGCCGATTACGCGGATGTCGCAAACGACCTCACTGAAAACAGCCCGGCAAACGACCGTTTCATTTCCAAGAAAAAGGATGACCGCACGCCCTACAAGGTGTCGTCGGACAAAGGGTTCGAGGCCGGCAATTACCTGCCGGGGGTCAGCGG